TCAGGAACTCTTATATGATGTTCGTACGGTTGTATCTTAGACAGACTGAGTAAAGTACCTGCATCATCATAATCTATGACGGGTACACCATTAAAATACAGGGACACTGCTTCTATCGCATCATCATCAAGTGTAAACAGGAGCTCTGTAACCAGGTTTTTCAAGTTCATGTCAAACTGCTGTTCTGTCGCACCAGCCTTTATCACAAATTTATAACCCTGCAACTGTTTCATGAGGTGATCATTCTGTATCCTCTTGAACCAGGCCCTCTCACCTTCCGAGATGATGGCATACTCTACAAGCATACTTGCATTCACAAACGTTGGGTTTGTATACAGTATAGTATCGAGACGCAAAACATTTGAATAAGGTGCCTGCGGATAAAAGTACAAGTATCTTGCACCATCCCATACCAGGGGACCTCCTGGTACGTTCAATCCCGACATGACCCGGAGATCCCCTGAATTCTTGTCTACAAATCCTATATTTGATGTGGACATTGGAACGACTATGTACCTATTCGTTATGGCTGAAGCAGTAATACCAAAAGCAAATGGTAGCCTCAAAACTGACATTGACCCAACAGCACCAAACTCCTTCTTAGTATTGTACTTTAATATAGTCCCAGTAGAGGATACCCAGTACACGTTGTAACTCTCCTGCAAAGTACTTATGATGTTGAGTCCGGAAGTCACGAGTGGTTCATTTGCAGTGCGACCAGAATCATCATAATTTATAGCATTCACAGTCCCGTTTTGAAGCACTTGAACCAGGAAACTGTTCGAGTTGCATGCAGAATACACTCTATACTCCTCATCCGTAGTCGACCCACCAGATATATTCGAGAGCTGAGTCCCGCTCAGACTAAAATTTGGGGATCCACCCGGGCTCAGATACACATTAGATGTACTGTCGTAGTATGTGACCGGAACAACGGGAGATGTAATACCGAGAATCTTCTGGGACCGTGGGTCTGAACATGTGAAATATGTACAGTTTCTAAATGTAAACTTCAGAGATGACCCATCAAACGTTGCATATGGAGAACTGATAAGGTTCGATGTAAATGATGATTGATTCGTACCAGTCACAGTCTCGCCATTGTTATTCGAGTCATAGAAAGTTGCACTCAGTGTAGTCGGCCATATGTTACTCACAGTCTTCCAGTACCCTGGTGTAAAGTACACCGTCTCTGCAAATATTCTAGATTGCCATGGTGTACTCGAACTCAACACAATGAGACCATTGTCCCATGCTTCTGTGATATTTGTAATGGTATTCACAACGATGGGGCTTTTATTTGGCAGATGAACAGATCCAAGCCCATATACAGTTACGCTAGTGGAATCAGATGTCCATGTAGTCCTGTCATCTACCCTGCCACTCGAATCCTGGTCTGCAACAAACGTATCGAATACAGCAGGAAATGTTACATCTGTGAATGTTCGTGAACCTGAAAAGTTTCCCAGTGGTATATGAACCTGTGGTACCCCATTTACAGTAACTGAATATACAGCACATCCTGATATGGTGAGGTTTGTTCCAGAGTATACATAATCTGCTCGTATCTGACTAACCGTATCGTCCAAGCCCCTCACAGATAAATTCGGGCCAAAGTCTTGAAAGGTTGATCCGAAAGTTACATTTTGAGTCTCGAATAAACCACCTGGTAATATATATGTAATGATTGCATTCGACGTGGTTGTATCTACACCTGTATAGGTTATACTTTGAAAGTCTGTGAGTACATTCGAAGTTTCTACAAATTCTGGATATGCCCTAGCTACCTGAACAAGATACCCAGATAGATCGTTGGAACTGATAGTTGTCCACTGACCGGTTCGGGACTTTGAATACACAAATGTAGAATACATTTGTGTATCATAAAGAGTCGCAGTGTATGGATCTGACGGATCTTTATTTGGTACATATGTCATCTTACTAATAAATTGCCCTTCGTACCACGTATCTGCACTTCCTCTGATTGCTGGATCTGTTCCTCCTGTCACATAGACTGTACTTGTAAGTGTCTCTCCGCCCGGAAGAGTATACGTTGTAAGATCGTCCGTCTGAACACTCCATCTAAAGTTGTAATCGAGAGATTGATTTGCCGAAGTGTTACTCGTCGATTGATTGTTCAGATTCAGTTGATACGTGAAATTGTTTGAATAGTATGCATTCGCATTATAGTCAGAGTCCCATATAATCTCATTCACCCATGGAACAAGTGCGTTCGCGTAGTATTCACCCGCACTCGGCGTGTATATCTGCACAATGCTCGAGGTTGTGTTCACTGATGTAGATGTGACTCTGAAAGGAACTGTTACTTTTCTGTACCTTCCAAGAGACGTGTCAGTGTACCCAACAGTTGCACTTATGTAACCAGGTGGACCATTGAAAGTTACTGCATTTCCAGTTTTTACCAGAGATGAATTGTAAGCCTGGTAAATGTTGGAAGCCTGATTGAACACGTACAAGTTTGATATCGTGTCAGATCCAAACGCCTTGCCAGTTGGCACATTTATGAAATCGCCATCATCTCGAGTGACAAAAGCACCATTAAACACAAATAGGTTCGAGTATATGTTCCTAATCTGACCAGATGGAATCAATGTAGATACATTGCTAAACCCTGCACCATTGTTCAGTACAATATTACTAGAACCTGATGTGTACAACCGAGTAGGACCTATGAGTATACCTGACTCTGCCGATACACCATATATATTCGAATATGAGCTTTTAGAAAACTCACCGAGACCACTGTATTGCAATAAATTTGAAAAGGATGAAAAGTTTGTATGAACTTCGATATCATGTCTATCAAGAGAACACACTGGAAGATTCTCCACAAAATCAAGTGGTACAAGATAGTTTTTTGGTTCAGTGACCAGCTGCGTATCATTCTTTCCAACGAGCGCAGTAAGACCAATCTGGTTCTCCTCCGGTACATTGAGATCCTGCCGAAGGCTCATGTATTCTCCTGTGGTTCTCTTTATAGTCTGACCGCCGAGTTTGAGGATGGCTTCATCTACAAGGATGTTTCCTGCATTCGAAATATACGAAATGTTTTGCTCGGTGCTATACGACCATACAGGAGATTGTGTCAATGGTGTATCGATGACACTTGTGCCATCAACTGTAAATGTTGTAGACGATCTGCACAAGAGATCCGCTGCTCCAGTAGATGATACGGTCACAGTTGTACGGATAGATCTTCGTAGTGTAAAATATACCACCTTGAAAGAGTCTGAGTAAAGAGTCGACGCCACAACAATCCTGTACCTGGTGTAGCTGTTCCCATAGAGTGGCACCGTAAGAGACTTGACTGGACTACCTGCAAGTGACCATATGATACCATCATTCGACCCAAGTACAAATATCCATCCAGGAAGCTGCAGAACAACTGGAGATTCTATATACAGTTCTGTGAATGACTTTGCAGCGCCAAATGTGAATGTGAATGATTCGCCATACACATTGCTTCCAGCATTCGACTGTAATACACTCGAGCCTGTGAGTGTTGCAGGGGTTTGCCCAGGGGGTAGAGGGGTTCTGAATTTCTCGAGTCTTGAAATGAACCCATTGTCTGGCACAACACCATCGTACCCACCATATACAAGACCAGGCCAGTCAATTCCCTTGACAAGTTCTTCGAAATCAGTCTGAACAGTTGAAACTTTAAAGTTGACTGCGTCGTTTGTATACGTCAGATAGTCTACATTGTCAGTTCCGACAGTAACCGCCTTTGAAGGATCCAATACACTTGTCTGTGTTGCGGAGATGGTGAGATTTTCACTGAAAGATAGACCAGGGACGACATTGAGCCATGAGAGGTTTCCCGTGTTTGCGTCTGCGGGTACAAGTACTGTCGTTGTCACCCCGTTCACTGTGATGCCAAATGAGTTGATCTGGTTTATGTAATAGTATACACCTGATGGGGAACCGAGACTTGGTAAGGTGGCCTGAATCGAAAGTCCAGTTATAATGTCCCCAGTCTGTGGTATTTTGCAGATAGCCTGTTCACCAAACCGAGCATCACCTATAAATGGAACTTGTAGTGCGTTTAGAAAGAATGGGGTACGCCTGTAGTAGACTGATTGAAAATACGTGAGTTTAGGTGCACCTGTAAGGAAAGCATCCTGTGTCCCGTCCGATATCAGCTGGACCATCCTGTGAATTGCGCAGAAAATCAATCTGAAAATTATCTGCAAACTACAGTGATGGTTCAGCTCAATCTGAAGAGATTCGATCCTTCAAGAATTGGGTCAGACAAGGTGTGTGTATTCATAGGAAAGAGAGGAACCGGTAAGAGTACGCTCGTAACAGACATAATGTACTACAAGCGAAACATACCTATAGGGGTCGTCATGTCAGCGACCGAGGATGGGAATCACTACTACAAGCAATTCATACCTGACCTATTTATACACGGTGACTATAACAAGGCTGTTATTGAGAGAGTAATTGACAGACAGAAGAAGTGTGTTTCAAAAGGGAGCACTTCTCCTGCATTCATCCTCCTCGACGATTGCATGTACGACAAGTCATTTCTAAAGGATACATGTATTCGGCAGTCGTTCATGAATGGCCGCCATTGGAAGATTTTCTTCATGTTGACTATGCAGTACTGCATGGATCTCAGTCCAGATCTTCGAGCAAATGTAGACTATGTTTTTATACTTCGAGAGCCAGTAATCAGTAACCGTGAGAAGCTGTGGAGATCATTCTTTGGCATATTTCCAACGTTCCACATGTTCAATGATGTGATGGATGCGTGCACAGAAAACTTTGAGTGCCTCGTTCTTGACAATACAAGCAGATCCAACAAGATTGAGGACTGTGTCTTTTACTACAAGGCGAAAGTGAGACCACCTTTCAGGATAGGAGGGCCATCGATGTGGAAATATCACACGAGAAATTATACAGAAAAATCAGGGCCTGGGCCATCAGTACCCAGAAACAAATCGGGGGTTATTGTTAAGAAAGAATGAGCACATGTCTACAGGTGTATTATTGTATATTTCTGGCAGCTGCACTCATGTACGGTGTAGACATTAATGTAATCCATAGGAACTATGACGTATCAGGATTCGACAAGGGGATACTCTTTTTCCATCAGATTGTAATCGCATATATGGTACTTGGGCTAACCCTCACGAGCAGAAGTGAAACGATTATACATCTGCTCTCCGCACTAATCATAACAGCAATGTGGAATCACAACGGGAACTGCATACTCTCAGAATACATGAACAACTCTCTACAGTACAGAAAAGAGGATCACCATCTCATAGTCATGGATTACCCGACACGTAGAAAGTTTCACCTGTCACTTATCTTACCAATCATAGCAATAGACACTATAAAACTAATTTTGTTAAAAACATAATCAACAGCGTAGACATCACCATATTAAAGTTCCAGTACACATCTGGTAAAAGTACAAGAAGGAAAATTGGATTAAAGGCTGAAATGATACCAAATACAACGACCCATATAGATATCGGGAACGTATTGAATAGTTCGAGCCACTTTATATTTGGAGCAACCTTTCCCCTGCCAAACACTCCAGTCACAAGATATGGAAATGTAGTTGCGCTATGTGACCCAAACTCTTCATCCGCCTGACTTGCCAGACTCGGGCTACACGCATACATGTTGATTCCTCTCGTGATGTTGATATCTGAATCTAAAAAACACAGAAACTGCTCCTGCTCGAGAAGCTTCTTAGCACCTTTATTACTTATGATGTAAGCATGTATATCATACGGTGCGAGAGGAGCAACCAATCTGTCAGATATCTTTTTGCCAGTTCTACCAGTATAGAGAGACACGGGATACAAAAGTAGGTCTTTAGGCTCTTGAATCTCTGCATTATTAAGTCCACTTGACCCAACATAGAGTATATCAAAATCTTCTGGGAGATCTTCAAGAGCCTTGTCAAGTTCATCCATAGCACCATCTACGAACCTGACATCATCCTCAAGGATCATAGCCATGTCAAGATTTTTAGAGATAACCTCCTTCCAAATCTTGCGATGGCTTGCAGCTGAACCTCCAACACCCTTCGGGCACATAGTGTGCATCCAGGTAGACATGTCTTCTGCAGGTTTAGTCTCTGCTGAAACCCTTTCGTAGTGAGAGAGTCCACATTCATTCAAGTGCTTGTCGAGAACATCCATTCTCTTCGTCTCCGAGTCCAGATTGATCACATAAACCTTCATGGTTATTAGTACACATGAAAATATAACCACCTCGCAACCTCAACACGAGGTGCAGAGTCGATTCCTTCTGTACATTGTAGTCTGCGAGTGTTCTATCGTCCTCGAGTTGTTTCCCTGCAAAAATGAGCCGCTGCTGATCACCTGGGATGCCTTCCTTGTCGTGAATCTTTGCTTTTACATTCTCTATCGTGTCGGAAGACTCGACTTCCAGAGTTATACTCTTGCCGGTAAGAGTCTTTACGAAGATCTGCATTACTTCCTGGTATATACAGTCGTGATTTTTTTAAGAGTACTCTATAAGAATATGGCTCAGACCCCGCCAGGAATGGTTTCGCCTTCGCCTTCTGTGGCTCAAAAATCCGCATGGATAATTGAAGGTACAGGTTCAGACGATCTTATTTATAACGTAACAAGAGATTCTTTCGATAACCTGTATATAGTTGGAAAATATTCAGGAAACCCAACGATAAAAGATCAATCTGGTGTTCCTCTTGTAACTCTACCGAACAGTACAGGTTCTAGTAGTTTTATGTGTAAATTTGATTCTTCTGGTCGATATCAGTATTATAGACTCATTAGTTCAAACTCTACGTGTGTGGGAACTGGTATAGTATGCGACTCTGCAGGAAATGTATACTTGTGTGGTAGATACCATGGAACTTCTGTAACAATAAAAGATCCGTCTGGAACTACTCTTGGGACATTATTGAACAGTACAGGTTCTACTATTTTTATGTGTAAATTTGATTCTTCTGGACGGTATCAGTATTATAGAATTATTGAACATTCTGGAACTGGTAATTCGTCAATCCCTTCCATAACACGCGACTCGCTTGATAATATTTATCTAGTAGGTAGTTATTTTGGAACTCCGACGCTAAGAGATCAATTTGGGACTTTGATAGTGACATTACCAGCAAGTGAGTCTGCCGGGCGTACACATTATGCTGCGTTTTCTTGTAAATTTAATTCGTCTGGACAGTATCAGTATTCCAGAATTGTAGACGCTAGAAACTCAAATGCCGATGAAAGTGGGATTTATGCATCATGCGATTCGTTAAATAATGTGTATTTTGTAGGCCATTGTTTAGTAACTTCTAATATATTCACAGAATCTGGAGGTTCGCTTGGTCAACTTCCAAGGGTTAGTACGGGTGCGGCATTCATATGCAAATTTGATTCGTCTGGGAATTTTATATATTCTATCACAATAGATCGGGCAGGTAGTTCCGGTGAAAAAATAAGCGGTATAGCGTGCGACTCTTTAAATAATATTTATGTAACTGGGGCGTATAACACGAGTGCAGATATAAAAAATCAGGGTGGTACTGTTATAGCTACATTACCCACGTCTGGTGAATCAGCACCTTTCATGTGTAAATTCGATTCGTCCGGTAATTTTCAATATTCAAGGGTTATAATACCATCTCCGAATGGAAAAGTGATTAATAATTATGGTTCTGGTGTATTTTTAGATTCGATGAATAACATATTTTTTGCAGGTACATACAATCATTCTCCAACAATAAAAGATCAATTTGGAGCGACTATTGTAACATTACCTGCTACAGCTACTACAACAGCAAGGATAACAGAAACCAATGCATTTTTATGCAAATTTGATTCATCTGGAAATTATATATTCTCTCGAGTAGTATCATCTGCTGGTACCCTCGTTAATTGTCAAAATATTACGGGAGATTCATTAGATAATATTTATTTAGTTGGAAGTTATTCTGGTACTCCGTCAATACGAAATCAAGGTGGAGGGTCTATGGGAACATTACCTCTATTTTCTGGGAATAATCCAGATGCATATATGATAAAATTTGACCGCGATGGTAACTATTCTCATTCTTCAAATCCTATATCATCACCTATAATCTCACCTGCTCCTAATATAGTTAGACCCCCGAGACCAGCTATTATTCAAACACCTGTTTCTATATTAGAGGGGGTGTATCCTATATCCTCTACAATAGACGCATCTGGAAACTTATATTTAATAAGTACGGGAGAAAGTAGTGTTACATTAAAAGATGATTCGTATTCAATTGTGTCCACAATTAAGACTAGTGGGTGGGGAACATTATTCAAATTTGATAAAAATGGTATTCTACAGTTTTACTTGGTTATAAAACCCTTATCACAAAATAATAGTAAATGCAAAATAACTACAGACACAGACCTAAATGTTTATGTCATGGGGTACGGAAGTTCTATTGAAATTTTAGATTCTGTAGGTTCAATGTATAAAAAGACGCTTAGTACTTCATCAACTTTCATTCTAAAGTTTGATTCAAATGGTAATTATTTGTATGGAAGGTTTATACCATATTTTAAAATTGATGATTCGTCAAATGATTCAGTATCAATAGGTGTTGTGGTAGACTATGATATAAAATGTGACTCATTCGGCAGTATATGCTTCACTGGAGTATACAATAGATCAACAAATATATTGGATGACAAAGATATAATTGTTTCAACTCTTCCATCTTCGGCAGGATCTTTTACATATGGAGCTCTAATAAAACTGGACAGTACAGGAACGCACGTTTTTACATGCTATTCTTCACTTTCGGTCTTTTCTACTATAAATATAGACTACAAAAATGACATCTATGTAGGTGGAATGTATAAAGGATCTGGTCTCGGGTTTGTGGATGCATCAGGTACCAAAGTAGTATCTTACGATAAAAGCGGAGGTTCCGGGTCCGGGCTGGTAGTAAGAGTAGACAAATTAGGGGTATATAACGGATTTTGTTTAAATTGCGTTGCAAGTAGGTCATACATAGTAGATATATCAACAGACTCTGACACATCGAGAGGAGTTTATATAGTTGGATCTACCATTGGAAACGTTGATTTGGTGTTCCCTTCAGCTCCAGGAAGCACGTATAGAATAGGGGCCGGTACAAATTCAAATTTTGTTATTAAGTGTATAGGTAATATACCAACATTTATAAGAACTTTGAGAGGACCTATAAAAAACTGTATAACAGATGTATCAAACAATATATATGTAGATGTAGATTATAAACCATATAATATAGAAGACGAGAGTGGAAATGTAATAGTTGATTTTTCATCTATAAGAATTCCCGATGGCCCATCGAGAGTACCAAGAAGCGTATATAGTGTAATGTATAAATTTAATCCAAATGGAGATTTTTTAAGATGTAAAGTTATTACTCATGTAACAAATCGTAAATCATTTGTAACCTCTATAGATAGCACAGGTTCGTATATATACAAGACTTTGGCATATAATAACGACGGAGCAGTAGTTTATAATCTTACGGAGGATTCTGTATTCGAAGAAATTGCAGTTCTACCAAATGTGGTATCCAATCCATCCAGCGCATATATATACAAAATTGATCAAGATGGAGATCCAGTAGAAGTTATAACTACGAGTTCGGGACTGGTACCAATGAAAATAAATGGTCCACCCGACGATAGATTTATTACTGTCTTTCCTGGATTATATGTGTCCGCGTCGAGAGGTGGATATTATATACAAAGAGACGATGTAATTATAAATAACTGGGATGAAAATATTTACTCGAGTGACAGCTCTAAGTATATTTATATACGCGATACAAGGGATAACATTCTCGTAGGAAAGTTAGCTGCAATAGATTTGACAAAAGATGTAATCAAGTTTTATTTAGTAAAAGGAACATGGCCGAGTCCAGGCAGTGGAATTTTACAGATAACACCATTAGAAATGTATATATCCACACTTAAAACGTTGACACCATTTACTATATCCCCAACATTCCAGCCTTCCCCAACCTTCCAGCCTTCCCCAACTTTCCAGCCTTCCCCAACCTTCCAGCCTTCACCAACTTTCCAACCTTCACCAACTTTCCAGCCTTCACCAACTTTCCAACCTTCCCCAACTTTCCAACCTTCCCCAACTTTCCAACCTTCCCCAACCTTCCAGCCAGCTTCTATATCCCCAACCTTCCAGCCAGCTTCTATATCCCCAACCTTCCAGCCAGCTTCTATATCCCCAAC